AAAATAGTCTGTCCAACTTACACAGTTATCCTTATCTTGATAATAACGTACATCCATATGTGGCATATCGTTTTGGTGTAGCACTGGCTAGAAGCCCACGTGATGTAACAGCAAAACAAGGTCCAATTGGTAGCCAATTTACTACAATTGGTTATAGCGATGTGGATCAAGAAATCATTGATCATACACGTGAAGAATTTGGTCTACCTGTACGCAAACTCAGTACTAAAGGCAGTTTTGAATTAGATGGTGTTAACAAATCTAGTCCAGTGGCCACTCCTAAAAAGAACAAATATGGCGTCTAAACAATATTCGATCCGCACTGAAGACTATACTAATTCTCACATCGAAGAAGCAGTATTAGATGATGCTGATCCGATACATGAAATCAAAGCTCTAGCAGGACTTACCAACGTTGGCAATCTAGGCAAACTACAAGAATATAAAAGCCCAGAAAGTCCAATGGCCAATCAAGGTAGCAATCCCAGCATCACTGCAATGGAAAAGATACAATATCAAAACAACAACAACATCCAACCAGGCACACCAGAATGGTTTAGGTTGTGGTTTAGTTTGCCGTATTTGACCGGTGAAAAACCCTGGTAATTGTAATACCTCTTTAAAGCCAAGATAAGTATTACTATGGCGACAGCAAAAGGCACAGACAGCGTTCTAGTAAAAAAACCTCATCAACAAGAGAGTTTTACTGAACATCAACTTAAAGAATTTGCCAAGTGTGCAGATCCCGTCATGGGACCCGAGCACTTCATGAGCAATTACTTTTATATACAGCACCCTGTACAAGGGCGCATGCTATACAAGCCATATGAGTATCAGAAACGCCTGATACATTCATACCATGCTTACCGATTCAGCATCTCACTGATGCCTCGGCAAACAGGTAAATCAACATCAGCTGCCGGATATCTTCTCTGGTACGCTATGTTTGTTCCTGACAGCACTATCCTGATTGCCGCACACAAATACACAGGCTCACAAGAAATCATGCAACGTATACGCTACGCTTATGAAAGCGTGCCGGACTTTATACGTGCTGGTGCTGTGAGTTATAACAAAGGTAGCATTGACTTTGACAATGGTAGTCGCATAGTGAGTGCTACTACCACAGAAAACACTGGTCGAGGTATGAGTATTTCGTTACTATATGCAGATGAGTTTGCATTCGTTCGCCCTACTATAGGACGAGAATTCTGGACGTCAATCAGCCCAACTTTGGCAACTGGTGGTAAATGTATTATCACTAGTACCCCCAACAGCGATGAAGATCAGTTTGCCACGATTTGGAAAGGTGCCAACAAACAGATCGATGATTTTGGTAATCCTACAGAGCTAGGGCAAAATGGATTTAAGGCATTCCGTAGTTATTGGAATGAGCATCCAGATCGTGACGACGCCTGGGCAGTACAGACTCGGAGTCAACTAGGCGATGAACGTTTCCGCCGTGAGATGGACTGTGAATTTATCATCTGGGATGAGACACTGATCAATCCTAGTTATCTAGTAGAACTGCAAGGTGTAGAACCGCTTGAACGACAAGGACAGGTACGTTGGTATAAACGTCCTGATCCTAAGATGACTTATCTAGTAGCATTAGATCCTAGTCTAGGCACTGGGGGAGATCCTAGTGCTATACAGGTATTTGAAATACCTACATTCACACAGGTAGCAGAGTGGCAACACAATCGTACTCCAGTACAGCAACAGATAGGAATCCTAAGTGAGATCACCAAATATCTGGCTGAAACTGTGCCCGTAAACAGCATCTATTATAGTTTAGAAAATAATACCCTGGGTGAAGCGGCACTGATCAGCGTGGCTGAGATAGGCGAAGAAAATATCCGTGGTACATTCCTAAGTGAGCCTGTAAGGATGGGCACTGGACGCCGTTATCGTAAGGGGTTTAATACATCAAATAAACCTAAGATCACGGCCTGTGCTAAACTTAAGAGCTTGATAGAAAGCAAGCGTATGACCATATATAGCCGACCATTGATCAGTGAGCTTAAAACCTTTGTAGCACATGGATCTGGATTTGCGGCCAAACCTGGTGAAACTGATGATCTAGTCATGAGCGTGGTGTTGGTCATACGCATGGCACAGCTACTACAAAGCTATGATGCTAGTTTAGACACGGCCATGAAAGACGGCTTAGATGATTTTATAGCGCCAATGCCATTTATAATGCTTTAAGATAAATACTTACATGAGAGAAATGAACAAAATCGCAGAAGGGCTATTTGAGAAAATCCGCGACAGGTTTGAGGATGTCAGCTTGGGTGATGACAACGCCAAGGCTACTACAGATCCCGAAAAAGCACGTTTTTTTAACTTTGACTATGTTGTAGATGATACAAATCATGGTAATATTACCATGAGTTTGATCGATGAAACCAGCTTAAAAGTCTACTTTAGCAAGAATATCAGTGATGATCTAGATAAAGAACAAAAGAAAAAATGGTACAGTTTCTTGCGTGAACTGCGTGAATTTGCCCGCACAAACCTACTGAGTTTTGAGCCGCGTGACATAACACGCAGCACACTAAAACATCGTGATATCCAACAACAAAGCAAAGCTGACAGCACCTACGATGCAGATGAAGTAGTGGCAGAAAGTCGAATGTATGGCACATTAAATCGCAGTTATGAAAGTTTTGGTCCTGTGCGTATCAAGCTACAGCATACTAAACCAATCATGGACGAAACACATGGTGCACGTAGTCGTAATATCGCCGCAGTGTTTGTTGAAAATGATCAAGGTGAAAGATTTAGATTACCGTTTGAAAACTTAACTGGTGCACGTGCTATGGCACGCCATGTAAGTGCAGGCGGTGTACCTACAGACGACTTAGGTCGCCACATCACTGAGATGGTCGGTGAAATGACTACCCTACGTCCTTTTGTCAGAGGCATGGCTCGTAGAACATTTGAAGATACTGTCACTAAAGAAATGGTAGAATCAGCATTTGGCTATCATGCACTGCTAAAGAATACCTTGAAGAAACTGAAAGGTAAACGTGGCTATACAGAATTTAAAGAAAGTTTCAAACCAGCATTAGTTGAAGATGAAGTAAACATAGCAGAACTTAAAGAGTTATTTGTCAAGAAAACACTTGACGAACGGATTGAACAAGCATTACCACTAGTACATAAGGCATATACAATCATGAAAGAGAATAATAATCCATACGCACAACAATTTGAAAATTGGGCTGACAAATTATCTGAAGGTAGCTGGGCACTTCCTGACACCGACGACGAAGTCGATCAATTGATTGAGTGGTTAAGTGAAGAACACCCAGTAGGAGTTGATGCACAAGACGCCACTAACTCATTATACAATATCATTGGTGATGATAGATTGTTTGATCGTTTAGGAGAGCTTGCAAAAACTGACCCTACAGCAGATGCACGCGATGTAGTTACTAGCTGGTTATATGATAACTTACCACAGGTTTACCAACGTATTGAAAGTGAAATCGGTGATCCAGACTACCCAGCAGAACCAGCAGAAGATGGTGAACAAGAAGTAGATGAATCATATACACCACCCCCAGTGATGATCAATGGTAAACAAGTTGATCTACGCTCAATTGAATTAGACGGTGTTGAATCATGGGATCAACCAGACTATGCAGATGCTTATGCCAGTGCTGCAACTTTTACAGATGGTACAGATTTAACAGATGATGAATTAGAAGAACTAAGTGATCAGCATGGCGACATTATCAATATGCGAGCGCATGACATGTTAGAAGGCAACACATACGGTTCGGGTGATGGTAGTCTAGACAGTCAAGTAAATGAAGATGATGACAAAGATCCAAAAGAACAAAGCAGAGAATCAGCGCAGGCAGCTATTATCCGTAGGATCATGAACAGCCATACAGACGCATTGATGCATTATGGTCCTAAACTGATCGCAGACGCAGTAGAACAATACGCTTATAATCTAGATGATCTTGAAGAGATTGGTACCAGTGATGTCAGCATTTGGACAGAACATGTATTAGAAATACTCAATGATATGGACATACAAAAACAAGACGATAGAGAAGAGTATCAACAACACTACGCAGGTAACGATACAGAAAATGACCCACAGGTGCGCAATACAGAGTTTGAAGAAAGCAAAGACAAAGTCTCATATGATCCCAAGACCGGCAAACTAACAGGCTGGGAACACGAAGGTGATTGGAAAAAATCTAAAGGTAAGAAAAAAGATCCCATAGGCAAAATCCACAATCTCAGCGATAAAGCACGCCGTGAAACAGAAAAAATGAGCGAAGACGAAACACTAGAAGAAGCATTTGAAAGACTAGTTAACGAAGGGGTGATTAACATAGGCGACATGATTAGAGACAAAACTCAACCAGAAATCTCAGGCAAAGTAGTAATGGATATAGATGAAAAGTATATTATCAAAGTTGAAGATGACCAATATCATATCCTAAAATTAAACGCAGAACGTGTGGCGAATGAAACTGTTGCTGGTGATGATCATGTAGACCGAGATGTAAAAATGAAACGTATGGGCGCGAAAGAATTAGGTATTGCAGATAAATTTAAAATTATGCCAAGTCAAATGCAGGCTATGAAAAAGGGTGACTCAGAAAACGATTTACTACATTACAACAAACTACAAGCAAAAAATACAGTAGCTGAAACTGAATTTAACGAAGCAATAGAACAAATGCGTAAAATTGCAGGTTTAAAATAATACAATACAAGAGTAATATCAAAAGGGCTTAACGGCCCTTTTGTTTTGGTTAAAATATTTGAAAATATCACTTGCGGAATAAATAATAGTAGCGTATTATATATAAATGCATAGTACGTTATAGGCATATTAAAGACCAACTTAAAACACAAGGAGTAATACATCATGGCAACAAGTTTAGCAGAAATCCGTGCAAAGTTACAAGCATCAGAAAACCGTGGCACAGGCGGTAATTCACAAGGTGGTGGCGACAACGCTATCTACGCACACTGGAACATCCAAGAAGGCACCAACGCTCGCATTAGATTCCTTCCAGACGCAGACACAAAAAACACATTCTTTTGGGCAGAACGAGCGATGATCAATTTACCGTTTGCTGGCGTTAAAGGCCAAGCAGATAGTAAACCAGTCACTGTACAAGTACCATGCGTTGAGATGTGGGGCGAAGCATGTCCAATCTTAGCAGAAGTACGTACTTGGTTCAAAGACACTAGTTTAGAAGAAATGGGTCGTAAGTATTGGAAGAAAAGATCATACTTGTTCCAAGGTTTTGTGCGTGAGAATCCGATCACAGACGATAAGACACCAGAAAATCCAATTCGTAGATTTATCATTAGTCCACAGATTTTTAACTTGATCAAATCAGCATTACTTGATCCAGAGTTAGAAAACTTACCAACAGACTACCAAGGTGGTTTAGACTTTACAGTCACTAAAACATCAAAAGGTGGTTATGCTGACTACAGTACTAGTAAATGGTCACGCAAGGAATCTGCATTAACAGCAGAAGAAACAGCATCCATTGACGCCCATGGCTTATACAACTTGAAAGATTTCTTACCTAAGAAACCAAGCGAAGTTGAACTTAAAGTTATGAAAGAAATGTTTGAAGCCAGTGTAGATGGTCAAGCATATGACGCAGCTCGTTGGGGTAATTATTACAAACCAAGAGGCGTAACTATCGTCTCAGCTGAATCATCTACACCTGTAGCACAAACAGCAACACCAGCACCAGCAGATGAGGAATTTGAATCGGCTCCAGCCGTGGTTACTCCAGTGGTCGCAGAGGCAGCACCAGCAGCTCCTACAGCACCAGTTGCAACACCTCCAGCAGGTGGAACAGCACGTGCCGAAGACATCCTAGCGATGATCCGTAACCGTCAAAAGACTTCTTAATAAATAGTTGAGAACGTAGGGCAGATTTTAAGTCTGCTCTATTTGTCTTTATGATCGATTATAAAAAATTCAAGATTGAAGTCTTAGATCCTATTAGTCCCACATTTTGTGTGAGCAAATGGCATCAGGCTGATTTTTGGCTAGAAACAGGTATGACCAGCAGCTGTCATTTACCATCCCCACATAAAATAGATTTATTTGAAGCTGAACGTAATGTACAGACTCTGCACAATACCAAAGAAAAATTACATCAAAAACAATTGATGTTACAAGGAGACAAACCCGATGGTTGTTCAAACTGTTGGCAAGTTGAAGAATTAGATTCAGATGCTATTAGCGAAAGAATTGGGTCTAGTTATAACATGCAAGAATATCAAAACGATTTTACAAAATTAGATCTGTCAGAAGATCATATACCAGCTAAAGTTACAGTAGCATTTGAAAGTTATTGCAATTTTACTTGTTCATATTGTGATGCTAGTCAAAGTTCAAGCTGGGCAACTGATTTAAAAATAAATGGTCCATATAAAAGAATACTCGGCGATTCAAGAAATACATATCAACGATTAGGTACATCTAATAGGTTATCACCAGAACAATATCAATTTGTTTCTGATAAATTCACTGAATATGTTATTACAAATTTATCAGAAATTAAATTTATCAGATGTCTGGGTGGAGAACCATTGATTAGTAATGTTTTTTGGAAATTTTTAAATAGTCTAATAGAATATGATTGCTCAAACATTGTTTTAAGTATTGTCACCAATCTGAGCGATGTTACTAGAATTAATAAATTTTTATCTAAGTATCAACATAAATTTAAAAGAATAGCAATCAACGCCAGCATTGAAACTATCGGAAAACGAGGAGAATTTCTCAGAACTGGATTTAAATGGGAAAAATTTCAAGATAACTTATATCATCTATTAGACAAAGATGTTGATTTAAATATAATAGCAACATATCCAGGAATAGCAGTAGATGGAATGGTGGAATTTTTAAATTGGTATAATCAGTATAGAGATAGAATTTCTTTAGATTTATATCGCTTAAGATTTCCAAACTTTCAAGCAATCCAGGTATTGCCAACAGAATTAAAGAAAATATACCTTATTCAAATTGAAGAATGGATAGATCAGAATAGAGAGTATTTTAACACTGCTATATTTAATGTTGGATTAGAAAATATAGTGACAATACTCAAAGATGAGTGTACAATATATGATAACGTTGGTATTGAAACATTGCAACAAAGTGCAAAAGAATATTACAAGCAATATGCAGACAGGCATAAACACAATATACGTAACACATTCAGTGAGCCATTGGCAAATTGGATATTAAATTAAAGGGAAAATACTATGGCAAAACCATTTGATATATCAAAATTTAGAAAATCAATTACTAAGTCGATCGATGGCTTAGGTATTGGGTTCAATGATCCTACAGATTGGATTTCAACAGGCAACTATACGCTGAACTATCTTATCAGTGGCGATTTTACCCGAGGTATTCCGATGGGTAAAGTTACTGTGTTTGCTGGTGAATCGGGGGCAGGTAAATCGTTTATCTGTTCGGGTAACATCGTACGTGGTGCACAAGAGCAAGGCATTTATGTTATCTTAATTGATACAGAGAACGCACTTGACGAAGCATGGTTACATGCACTTGGAGTAGACACCAGCGAAGAAAAACTTCTTAAACTCAACATGGCAATGATCGATGATGTAGCTAAAGTTATCAGTGACTTTGTTAAAGAATATCGCACACTTCCAGAAGAAGACCGTCCAAAAGTATTGTTTGTTATAGATAGCTTAGGGATGATGTTAACTCCAACAGACGTTAATCAATTTGAAGCAGGTGAAATGAAAGGTGATATGGGTCGTAAACCTAAAGCACTTACAGCACTTGTTCGTAACTGCGTAAACATGTTTGGTACATTGAATCTTGGATTGGTTTGTACTAATCACACATACGCTAGTCAAGATATGTTTGACCCAGATGATAAGATATCAGGTGGTCAAGGCTTTATCTATGCTTCAAGTATCGTTGTTGCTATGCGCAAACTTAAACTTAAGACAGACGCTGATGGTAATAAGACTACAACAGTTAACGGTATCCGTGCTGCTTGTAAGATCATGAAGACCAGATATGCTAAACCATTTGAGTCAGTTCAAGTAGAGATTCCATATGAAACTGGTATGAGTCCATACAGTGGGTTAACAGACATGTTAGAAGCTAAGAGCTTGCTGGCAAAAGAAGGTAACAGTTTAGTTTACACCTTTGCTGATAAAACCACTATTAAACAATTCCGCAAAGCGTGGGAACGTAATGAGGATGGCTGTTTGGATAAGGTAATGAAAGAATTGTCATCTAATGTTAAACTGCTAAGTACTGAATCGAAAATAGTTGAAGAAACAGAAGAGGAGATAGCAGAATGAGCATTGAATTAGATATCGCCAGTGAAGTTTGGCTTACTTGTAAAGAGTATATCAATCCTAAGGATCGCCAGGCGGCCGCTGATCATGTTATCAGTGTCGCGGCTGATCATAACATCACTGAAAGTGAGCTTAAAATCTTTGGCGGAACTGATGCTTATCTAGGTCGTGCTGTTAAAGAATATCTCGGCGATGAAGAAGATCAAGCGATTGCCGACGAAGAAGATGACGGTGATGATTATTAATGTCTCAAATTGAGAAAAAATATTTCCCAATTAAAACCGCCACCGCTTGTCAATTAAAATGGTCGTGGAGTACGATATATCTTAATACAGGTATAACACGTAGTTGTCATAGGACTGCTGAATCTGAATTGACAGAAGAGAATTTCTTAGATTTTCACAACACTCCGTTAAAACTTGCTGATAGAAAAGATATGCTCAACGGAGTGTGGCCCAAGGATCATTGCGGGTACTGTCGAGAAGTTGAAGAAATTGGCGGGTACAGCGACCGGATGCGTCAAATAACAGTTCCTAATATGTATCCCTCGGAACTCGATAATGATCCTGCTGCTATTGAAATATTTCCTAGTATACTAGAGGTATACTTTAATAATGCATGTAATTTAGGATGTTTATACTGTGACCCAGCTGGGTCGTTAAGTTCTACTATCGCATCTGAAAATAAACGATTTGGGGAATTTAAAAACAAAGGCGTTGAATTAATAACGATTCACGGGCATTTTAAAAATCTATTACCACATTTTTGGGATTGGTTTCCAACCGGATTTTCTAAAATTAAACGTATGCATATTTTGGGAGGGGAACCATTTTATCAAAAAGAACTTGATACGCTGCTGGAAATGATAGAGAAATATCCCAATCCGAACTGTGAGCTCAATTTAGTTACAAATTTAATGGTACCTAAACAACGCATAGTTGATTTTTTAGAAAAAGTTAAACAATTATTGATAGCAAGAAAAATAAAAAGATTGGATATTTCGTGTAGTATTGACTGCTGGGGAGCCGAGCAAGAGTATGTTCGCTGGGGTATTAATCTTAAACAGTGGGAAGAAAATTTTAAATTATTAATAGAAAATAGATGGATATATCTGACTATTCAGCAAACTATATCTGGACTAACAATAAAAACTATGCCAGAATTATTAATTAAATTGTCAGAATGGCGTAAAGATAGAAAAATTGGACAATGGTTTACTGGAGTTACTCCCGGACCAAATTATCTCAAAGGTGACATTTTTGGTGATAATGAGTTTAAACATTCGATCATTGAGATTCTATCATTGATGCCACAAAAGGATGATGAAGAACAATCAGCATATAGATATATGGAAGGATTTTTGAATAGTTTAATTTCTGGAAAACAAAAAGACGATGAAATTAAAAATCTTATTATATATCTCAATGAAAAAGATCGCAGAAGAAAAACAAATTGGCGTCAAACATTTTCATGGTTAATTAAATATGAGGGCTTATGTGGTATTCAAGAGTAGTAACAAGTTTAAATAGTATCCCTGATTTCATACAACACTATGAACAGGAATTAGAAGAAGCACGACGAGAAGTTGCTGTCTATGGTAACATAGAGAAAAATCTCGCTGGCCTGCCTGGCATTACAGAACGACGCTTTAATCAGCTACAAGAGGTTGAAGCGGTGCTTAATTATCTCAATATAAAATTACGTAAGATTCGCAGGACGCATTTCCAAAAATATCTAGAAAACTATCAACGAGCATTAACTAGTCGTGATGTTGAAAAGTATGTTGATGGCGAAGACGAAGTTATTGATTTTGAAACTATCATCAATGAAGTAGCATTACTGCGTAATCGTTGGCTAGGTATCATGAAAGGTCTTGAAAGCAAGAACTTCATGTTAGGACATGTTACTAGATTACGTACTGCTGGAATGGAGGACGCATCAATTGGTTAATCACAATCAAAAAACATTAAATATTATCAGCGGCTATGACACATTCTTAGAAAGTCTGCGTACTGTCTGCGATATGGGCTGTGGTTCTGGTGGAGATATCACATGGTGGGCAATGTTGGAAAGCAAAGATGACCCACCAGAGCCGTATAATTATAATTGTTTTGCTGTTGATCGAGATGCAGGCAAATTAAGTCAAGTTCCTGATCTTGTTAATATTAATAAAATCAATAGAGATTTTACTGAACAGCGAATTATTCCAGTAAGTGTTGATCTCATGTGGTGCCATGACAGCCTACAATACAGCCATAATCCATTGGAAACTTTGCGTTTTTGGAATGAGCAGATGACAGTAAATGGTATGTTGGTTGTGCATGTTCCACAAAGCAACGGGGTAGAAAATAATAGATACTACAGTAGAACCTACAATAATTGTTATTATAACTATACTCCTACTAGTTTAATGTATATGCTGGCCGTTAACGGGTTTGATTGTCGTGATGCGTATCTATTAAAACAATTTAATGATCCGTGGATTCAAATGGCAGTGTATAAAAGTAATATAGAACCAATGGATCCTAAGACCACGTCCTGGTTTGACCTAGCTGATAAGAATTTACTACATCCAAGCGTGGTGCAAAGTATTAATAAAAATGGGTTCCTAAAACAAGAAGAAGTTATAATGCCTTGGCTAGATAAAGAAAATTATTACATTGATTGGATACCACAACAGACAATAATCCCAGAAGAAGCTGGTGAGCCAATGGTTAATGGTATTTTTAATAAAAATATTAATGCTAAAGAATCTAAACTTAAACAAGCAGGAGCAGTGTCTAGAGAGACCCAACTTCTTAAACCTGTTGGTATAACGAGACCTCCTAAGGAAAGATTCGTAAAGTGATTAATCGTGTAGTGCTGTGTACAGGCGGATTTGATCCACCGCACTCTGGGCACATAGCATACCTCACTGCCGCCCGCCAACTTGGTAATGTCCTGATAGTGGGAGTCAACAGTGATGCCTGGCTTGCTCGCAAAAAAGGTCGTGCTTTTATGCCTGGGACTGAACGTGTGGCTATCATTGAAAATCTCAAGTTTGTTGACGGGGTCATCTTGTTCAATGATAATGACGATACTGCTTTAGAAGCCATATACAATGTCAAAGATCTATATCCCAACAGCCAGATCATATTCGCCAATGGTGGTGATCGCACAGAAAATAACATTCCAGAAATGGCAGTCAAAGATGTAGAGTTTGTGTTTGGGGTTGGTGGAGAAGACAAGAAGAATAGCAGTAGTTGGATATTAGAAGAGTGGAAGGCACCTAAGACAATACGTTCTTGGGGATACTATCGAATCCTACACGAAGTACAGGGAACTAAAGTAAAAGAACTTACTATAGAGCCAAAGCATAGTTTGACCATGCAACGGCATTTTGATCGTAGTGAATATTGGCATGTAACAGAAGGCCGTTGTATGGTAGCAACTGAAACAGACAATAACAAAGGATTCCAAGAATTATCAACGCACGACGGGTGTATTATTCCAGTAGAACACTGGCACAAACTAAGTAATCCCTATGATGTGCTTTGTAAAATCGTTGAAATACAATACGGTATAACCTGCAATGAAGATGATATAGAACGTAAATAAATACTGTATCATGAATTTTAAAGAACTCCAAGAATCCGCAGGTGGGATGGCTAAACGTTGGTTAGAGTCACAAACATAATATTAGATAGCAATACCTAATAGATTGTACATTGGCTCTAGGCCTAAGTTGATGGTAGAATATTGATAATTTACGCCATCTAATGTATAGATCTTACCTAAATTAGGTTCAAAATATCCAACACCGGCAGCACCAACTAGTCTATTCTTAACATAGTTAAGTGGAACCCAATACATCTTATAATCATCTTTAACAGCATCTGTGGGATGATTGTTTTTAGGACTCCACCAAGCCATTGGGTCTATCTTGATCATCTGCACCCAACGCCACTGTTTATTAATAGCACTCAAAGCATTTTGAAATGGAGCATATTCGGGTAGCCATTCTATCTTTGCGGCATTGCTGTCGTATTCTTTGGTATAGATATAAGTACCTAGATCAACATCTTCGGGTAGTTCTACATCCTTAAACATTTTCATATAATGTTCGTGTGCAGGCACTCCATCTACATTACATAGATCTTTGCAGTTTAAATTGCCGGTAGCATCACTGCGATACCAAGTATAACGTTTTTGTATCCTTGGTGGTACTTGTACAGTCTTAGCTAACTCGTACATCTCGTTGACTTGGTCGAGTGGTATGTCATTGATGGCAGTAAAGAATTCGTTATCAGAGTTGTCTAACCTTGGTAGGCTTTGAAAAAATTTAACGGCTCTATGATCAATCATTATTGAAACACCATTTTTCAATTGGTAGACTAAATGGCATGTAGAATATACCTGGGTTATTGATCCAACTTGCTGGCTTCCAATAACTAGGATTAAACTCTGCGGGAGGGTCTAACAGTGTGTCTGTTTCTGCGTGAAGGAAACTAGCATGGTCTAACATTTTGACCTTGTCGATGTACAGATAATCAAGTTCAATGTCATCAATTTCCATATCTATGTCAGGCTTCTTAGTCCATACCAATGCTAATTGATTCAATTGATCTATAGGGCATTCAAATGTGGTATCGATACTATAAAAATACATATCTACATTGCGATAGATATCAAAATGTACATCATGGTCAGCGATCATATAAGGAAATTGCGTGTCGTTACAGTAGACTTTTACAGCAAATTCTGTTACAGGTTCTAATGCTTTAATCATAATTCTACATGGGGTGATCATTGACAAACTCCGGTTATATTATACATAGGTTCATTGCCTAAATTGATAGTTGAATATTCATATACGTGCCCACGTTGTATATATGCCTTGCCTACTTGTGGCTCAAAATATCCGCTACTTTGACTAGCGAAGAAACGGTTCTTGACTTGATTAAGTGGAATCCAATACAAGGTATAGTCTTTATCTTTATCTGCTGGTACGTTAATATGCGGACCCCACCACCCCATGGGATCAATACGTACTAACATAACCCACCGCCATTGCTTGCCGATTGGTGCCAGGATATCACGAAAGTCTTCCATGCCATCTGCCCATTGTAGGTGCGGCTCATCAACAGCTTGTCCTGTAAAGATTTTTTGATAGTGTTCGTGTGCAGGTTGTCCGTCGATGTTGCATAGATCTATACTGTATAAATTACCAGTGTGGTCGTCGTTATACCAACGATATCTTTTCCGTACACGAGGTGGGATATGTATGTTCTTGGCCTTATCATGCATATTTGCTAATTTAGCAGGATCTATATCAAACACTTCTTCAAAAAAATCGTGATCGGAAGTGTCTGATTTAGGTAATCCCTGAAAGAATTTAATAGTACGGACGTCTATCATCAAGCCGCTAATGCCAATCCTTCAGTAGCAATCTTCATCATATTCATGCGCTCTTGGCGTTGGATATTATACGGTTCTTGATAGAATGGAGTATAATCACCTGCGATAGTATCATAATCAAATTGGATGCGTAGACCCACACGATTTGGACTAATACCATCATTTTCAATCTTACGATTATGGACTGTGATACTGTTGTCAAATATTAAAATATCTTTATCACGTTGATACCAATGTTCATACATATACTCTGGTTGTATAACTTCACCCCAAATACGATCGTATAGTTTAGTAGATTCTTCTTTACTCATACCTTTAAAATAGTCAAAAGTAGTAGCTGGTAAGTGCAGGCCTTTAATGCCACCCGGGCTATTAATTACCAATGGAATCTCGCCGTTTGGAATAGGACATTGATTGTTATTATAGAACTGCTCTTGTTCTTCTTTAAGTATAGGATTAAGGCTTAACGGTCGATAGTTATTAACCGTGATCAATTCATCTAGTTCGCTACGGAATGCTTCAGATTGTTTCTCATACCAATCAACAGTGGTAGCAAACCCTGTGCAACTACCTTGCATTGATTCCCATCCCATTAATGCTACCCCAGGAGTAAACGCTGGATCAGCACATTCATTGCTGTGCCATTTAAGTTCGCCATTATCAAAAATACCCAATGGTTCACCCTTGTCGTTTAGTTTACCTGTAACACGCACCATACCAGGACGACGTTTGTCAATCTGCCATAATCGACCTAGACGCATTTCGTTCTTGTCGCCATCGTCGAGCAAGTTATTCATAACCAATTCTTTGACAGGCTTACCGTATTTTAGGTAAAAGTTCAATGGGCGACTATAGCGTGGTGTGCCCCATTGTTTAAATAGATCGTAATATGTGTCGTAATTTAAATCGTTACCACGGATGATCGTTACTAATGATTCTAAATGTATTTTACCAATTTCCATCCATTCTTCATGTGAAATATTTGCTAGGTCTACGTCGTCGATATAAACACCAAAGCGTCCGAGACCAGGAATCTTACTGACTTTCATTTAAAGTTCTCCTATTAAACTATATTATATACTAATTAAAATAATATTGCTAGTGAAGAACTCACATACGACATTAACGGGCCCATGCATTTAAGACATAGAGGTCGGTTAATTCGACGTCGACACTGAAGATCGGCGTTGCAATATTATTTATATCAATAGATGGTTGACAATACGTTTATTTTACTATATAATTAGAACTATGTCAAAACCTTTATTATTCTTAGGTACTTGCACCAACATCATACGGTACAAAGATGCTGCGGAGCGCCAGGAGTTAACTGTTGCGGGGATATTGGATAGTGATTGGTTTGAAAATAAAGATGATTTCTATGGGATTCCTATTGTAGATACTGAAGCTAATATAAGCAATTACAAAGATACCCATGATTTCTTTATAGCGACCAATTGGACCATTGACCCAAATCACGTGAGAGATAAAGAAAAGCGTAAAATGCTGATTAATCTGGTACGCGAACAAGGTATAGAATGTATTAATATCATTGACCCTAGTAGTTATATCGGTACTGGAACACAAATTGGCCAAGGTGTATATATTGCTTTTTGCGCAATGATCGAACCCGGCACAGTACTTAAAGATTTTTGTCAGGTACACGACTTTGTTGGACTAGCACACGGTACACGAGTTGGTGAAAATACTATTATTCAACGACAGGCTGGGTTACATGCTGACATTGGCGATGATGTTTATATTGGCATGTGGTCAAAAGCCTATCATCCAGGATTACTAAAAATAGGCAACAATGCGGTAATCAATCCTGGACTATATGTTGCCCGTGATGTAGCAGAAGGCGAAACTATCAGACTTACTAAAGAAAGCATTAGGGTTTATCAACACGGTATTAAGATAGAATAAATTATTAGTATAGAGTTCTCAGCCAACCAATATTATGATATATGCGGACTAATTCTAGATAGCTAGCTTCCGATGGGTCATATGCTACTGGTATACACAGTAGCTCGAGAACTCTATACTAATAAATGGAAACGTGGCCGAGTGGTCGAAGGCACTTCACTGCTAACGAAGCAAACCGAAAGGTTTCAAGGGTTCAAATCCCTTCGTTTCCGCCATTTTTAATAGGAACAACACATGTCAAAGGATATTAAGCAACAAGAATTAGAAGAATCACAGGCAATAGATCTTGCTATGAAAAAGTTTTTAACAGATGGTGGAGTCGTACAACAAATTCCTAGGGGAGTTAGTGGTGTAGAAGAAGGGACACCCCAGGCTGCTTGGGGAAGACCTAAGAAAAAAGAAAAATAATACACCCATGATTTATTTTAGCCTGGTCTTGCAAAAAGTTAAATAGTAGTATATAATTATCTACATAAGAGGCCGCTATGACTGTAGAATTCCTAAGAATTGAAGATTGCCATGTTGTGCATAAACCGTGGGGAACCGAAACTTGGCTCATGCCAGGTAATGATGTTTATCCGTTTGCACTTAAAGAATTGATTCTACGAGCAGGTTTTGTGACCAGCTTACAAGTACACCAATTCAAATCTGAAAGTATCCATTTACATATTGGGCATGGCGCACTAGCATACCACCCACGACCTTTTGACTGTGACCGGTTCTTAGCAGGTGGGTACACAGCAAAAGAACTAGCACAGATCAAAAGTGAACTAATCGTAGAAGAACTAGCACCGGGTGCTGTGTTCCATACTCCACCCGGTACCGTCCACCGC